GTAAAGGAATGGTTGATAGTTTAACTAGAAGATTTCATCTTAAAAATAAAAACATACCTTCAATGTATGCTGACGCAGATCTTCCAAGAGCCATCTTAACAGATATAGAAAAAGCTCCTTATGAAGATGCTGTTATTATTCATTCAGTTTATCCAAACGATACTCCTATGGGGTATAACAATAATAAAAATATGGATTGGGTATCGTGTCATGTTCACGAAAAAACTGGAACACTATTAAGAGAAAGTGGATTTAAAGAATTCCCATACGTGGTACCTAGATATTTAAAATCTTCATCAAACGAAATATACGGCAGATCTCCAGCAATGAATGCGTTGCCTGATACGAAGATGTTAAACACAATGTCTAAGACAACTATTAGAGCTGCTCAAAAACAAATTGATCCACCTTTAATGGTTCCCGATGATGGTTTTATTTTACCGATTAGAACTGTTCCTGGCGGATTAAATTTTTATAGATCTGGTACTAGAGAAAGAATTGAACCTTTACAAATAGGCTCAAACAATCCTTTAGGTTTAGCAATGGAAGATCAAAGAAGAAAAGCAATTAGAGAAAACTTCTTTGTCGATCAGTTAATGACAGCACAAGGCCAAAACATGACAGCTACAGAAGTTATGCAAAGAACGGAAGAAAAAATGAGATTACTTGGCCCCGTGTTAGGTAGATTGCAATCTGAATTATTGCAGCCACTAATTACTAGAGCATTTAATTTATTATTAAAAAATAATAAGCTACCGCCAATCCCAGAAGAACTTGGCGATCAAGATGTAGAAATTGAATATGTATCTCCATTAGCCAAAGCTCAAAAAACTCAAGAGCTTTCATCGGTTATGCGTGGAATGGAAATATTTGGTTCATTGCAAAACATAGCACCCGTTTTTGATTATATTGATATTGATGGTTTAGTTTCTCACATTCAAGAAGTGTTAGGCTTACCCGCAAAAATTATGAGATCAAAAGCTGAAGTACAACAAAAGCAACAAGAAAAACAACAACAAGAAATGGAACAAATGCAATTACAACAAGCGCAGCAAGTCGCAGAAAGTGCTGGCAAAGTAGCTCCAGCTTTAAAGGTTCTAGGTGGACAGTAAAGATCTTAAACAATTAGAACTTAACTATAAAAAAGTTTTTAACTCTGAAGAAGGCAAACAAGTCTTAGAAGATTTAAAAAAAAGATGCAGCTTTTATTCTACGTCACATATTAAAGGCGATAGTCACGAAAGCGCATTTTTAGAAGGCACAAGATCAGTAGTCTTGTTTATTAATAATATGCTTACAAAAAAACCCATGGAGGATAAATGAGCAGCGAAACAAACCAGGTAGCAGTTGAGCCTACAAGCCAAGTGTCTGCGGAAACACAAACAACAACATTAACACCAGAAACAGTAGTAACAGATTGGAAAGCAAGTCTTTCCGATGAGATAAGAGCTGATAAATCTTTAGAGAATATTAAAGATATAGAAGGTTTAGCAAAATCTTATGTTCACGCACAAAAATTAGTTGGCTCTGATAAGATCCCAGTTCCAAATAAATTTGCTACAGAAAAAGATTGGGATGCAGTTTACGAAAAACTTGGCAGACCCGCAGATGCTACTGGCTATAAATATGATCTACCCGAAGATCAAAATTTAGATACTGAAGCATTAAATAATTTTTCAACTCAAGCGCATAAACTTGGATTACTTCCTGGTCAAGCAAATGGTGTAGTAAAATTTTATAATGAAATGACAGCTGCATCTTTACAACAAAGTGAAAGCACAGCCGTTGCAGCAAGAGAAGCTAGCTCTACTGAACTTAAAAAAGAGTGGGGTCAAGCATTCGATCAGAAAATATCACAAGCTGCAAATCTTGCTAAATCAGTTGGCGCAACAGAATTGTTTAACGCTAACATGGCAGACGGAACTAAACTTGGAGATCATCCAACTATGATTAAAGCGTTTGCACAATTAGCAGCTCAAATGGGAGAGGATAATATTACTCAATCATCTGGGCCAGCATTTCAAACACCAGCTCAACTGGATAAAGAAATTGGAGAATTGACTATGCCAGGATCAGCGTATTGGGATAAAAGTCATCCTAATCACAAGCTGGCAGTTGAAGAAGTTTTAGCTTTACGAGAAAAGAAAAATTCAGTATAGCTAAATTATTGGGATAATCGATAGACCCCGAAAGACATTAGGAAAGACTAACATCTAAAAGATGTAAAAGCCAGGTTTCGACCCGCAAGGATAATCAGCCGTTTAACATAAACATAAACATAACCAAAAAAGGAGATTAGTATGTCTAATCAAATTACTACTTCCTTTGTAGAGCAGTATAGTTCAAATGTAACTATGCTTTCTCAACAAATGGGAAGTAAATTAAGAGGTTCTGTTGACGTGGAAACTATAACTGGCAAGAACGCATTTTTTGACCAAGTTGGAGTAACTGCTGCTCAACTAAGAACTAGCAGACACGGAGACACTCCACAGATCGACACACCCCATAGTAGAAGACGTTTATCGCTTTCTGATTATGAGTGGGCAGATTTAGTGGATGATACGGATAAAGTAAGAATGTTGGTTGATCCAACTTCAAGTTACGCAAAAGCAGCAGCGGCAGCAATGAATAGAAGTCTTGATGATGTTATCATCGATGCTTTAAACGCATCAGCTCAAACTGGTGTATCTGGCGCAACTGGAGTTCCATTACCTTCAACTCAAAAGTTCGCAACATCAAACCAATCAGATGGTTTAACTGTAGCAAAACTTTTAGGTGCGAAGAAAAACCTTGATCTAAATGATGTTGATCCTTCTTTAAAGAGATACATCGTTTGTTCTCCACAACAAATCGCAGATCTATTAGCTATAACAAGTGTTACTTCTTCGGATTTCAATACTGTTAAAGCTCTTGCACAAGGGGATGTTTCATCTTTCTTGGGATTTGAGTTTATTGTGTCAAACAGATTAAAGTTAGATGCAACTAATACAGATGACAGATTAATTTTTGCTTACACAGAAGATGCCGTTAAATTAGGTATCGGAAGTGACATTAAAGCAAACATTACTGAAAGAGCTGACAAATCTTATTCTACTCAAGTTTACTACGCTATGTCTTTAGGCGCAGTAAGAATGGAAGAAAAAAAGGTTTTTCAAATCCCTTGTCACGAATAATAATAATCATAGGAGAATATAAATGACTACATTAAATACAGATCTAGTAGCAAACAGTTTAGCTTCCCCGCAAGTTCTTAATGACGCTGCCGAATTACATGGCGTTTTAAGAACAGCTTGCGGAACTGCTGAATTAGCTGCTGGAGACAGTACAGATAACGATGTTGTTTTGTTAGCACCTATCTCAAGTAAAGCAACGATCTCACAACTTTTTGTTGGATCGGATACACTTGGTGGTTCTTGCACATTCAATGTTGGTGTTCACAATTACGATGGCACAGTTGCAGACGAAGATTGTTTTGCAACTTTGGTAGCTGATGCTGCTGCAATGGCTGACGTTAGACATGAAGTAGCTACAATTAACACAGTTGGACAAAAGCTGTGGGAAATTGCTGGTTTAAGTTCAGATCCAGGAGGATTGCTATATGTTTCAATAACATTTGCTGCAACTGGTGGAACTGCTGGAACGCTATCATGGAATATTAATTACGCAGTTAATTAATAAATAAAATTTTAAGCGGGGGAAGCGAGAGTGGAACCCGCTTAGAGTGCATGATTAAGAAAACAGATAAAGCCAAAACCATTACTCATTTACAGAGTGGCAATTATATTTACAGATACGTTTTGGTTGACAGATTTAAAACCGATACAAAAAACCATTTTGGTTTTGATAAAAAATTAGAATTAACTGAAGCTGAAATATTTTCTTTAGTTACACCAAGAAAATTAAGAAGAAAATATATAATTAAAAAGGATTACAAATGAGTTTATATAAAAACATGAATGCTAGAAAAAAAGCTGGAACAGCGAGACCAAAATCAAAAAGTACAGTATCAGCTAAATCTTATTCCAATATGAAAGCTGGTTTTCCAAATAGTAAAAAAAATAAAGGCAAAGCATAATGGCATCAGTAATACAAATTTGTAACTCTGCATTAAATCAATTAGGAGCTAGTTCAATTACAGCTTTAACTGAAAATTCTAAAAATGCTAGATTGTGTAACGAAAGATATGAAACAATTAGAGACGCAGTATTTAGATCTCATCCCTGGAATTGTTTAGTCAAAAGAATTCAATTAGCACAAGATACAGATACTCCAGCTTGGGGTTTTACTTACCAATACACATTACCTTCAGATTGTTTAAGAGTATTACAAATTAAAGATTATAATTTAGATTATAAAATTGAAGGTAGAAAATTATTAATAAATGAAAGTGCAGTTTATTTAATTTATTTAGCACAAATTACTGATGTCAATGAATTAGATGTTTTATTAAGAGAAACAATATCTGCGGGTTTAGCTTCAGATATTTCTTATGCCATTACTTCTAATCTACAAGTTACAAAATTGATGACAGAAAAATATGGTTTAAAATTATCAGAAGCAAGACATACAGACGCTAGCGAAGGATATAATACAGATCCAACACTAGGTAATACAGATCAAGTAATTTCAGAAGATTTCTTAAACAGTAGATACTAATTATGCCAAAACAACTTTTAAGCATACCGAGCTTCACGGCTGGGGAGCTTTCATCCTCTATGGAGGGTAGAACAGATTTCGCCAAGTATTTTAATGGCGCAACAAATATAGAAAATTTTGTTGTATTACCTCACGGGCCAATCACAAGGCGACCAGGTACTTATTTTGTATCTGAAATAAAAACATCATCTGCTAAAACAAGATTAATTCCTTTCACATTTTCAACAACACAAACTTACGTTTTAGAATTTGGTAATAATTATATTAGATTTTTTAAAGACAGCGGACAAATAACTGAAAGCAATAAAAACATTTCTGCAATTACTAAAGCTAATCCAGCTGTAGTTACATCAAATGGTCATGGTTTTGTTAATGGAGATTTTGTAAATATTTCTGGTGTAGTTGGAATGACAGAAGTAAACAACACTACTTTTAAAGTAGCTGATAAAACTACTAACACATTTGAATTACAAAATGTTGATGGTACAGATATTAATTCGTCTGCTTTTACAACTTATTCATCTGGCGGTGTCATAAATAGAATTTACCAAATCACAACTGAATATACTACTGCACAACTCTTTGATTTAAAATTTGCGCAATCAGCAGACGTTATGTACTTATGCCATCCCGATCACGAAGTATCCAAACTTTCAAGAACGGGTCATACTTCTTGGAGTTTAGATGAAGTTGATTTTACTGATACGGGGCCATATTTAGATGCCAATATTACAGCAACAACTATTACACCTCAACAAACCGCAGCTGCTACTGGTAAAACTTTAATTCTATCTGCTGTAACGGGTGTCAATGGTGGCGTAGGCTGGCTTGCAACAGACGTTGGTAGAATTGTTAAATTTAATGGCGGTACTGCAATAATTACAGCTCGAACAAATGCTACAGTAGCCGTTGCTACAATCTTAACTGCATTTACAAATACCGATGCTACAGTTGCTTTTCAACTAGGTGCATTTTCAGATACCACGGGTCATCCATCTTCAGTTTCTTTCTTTGAACAAAGATTAGTATTTGCAGCAACTACCGATCAACCTCAAACTATGTTTTTTTCAAAGTCTGGAGATTATGAAAACATGACATCGGGAACAAATGATAATGATGCTATGATTTACACAATTGCATCAAATCAAGTTAATGCTATCAAATCTTTAAAAGCGACTAGAACTTTAATCTGTATGACAACGGGTGGAGAGTATGCAGTATCTTCTGGAAACGCTACAGCAATTACACCTACAAATATTTCTATTATTAAACAATCTAATTATGGATCAGCTGGTGTTGATGCTTTATCTATTGGTAATGCAACTATTTTTTTACAACGTGCAAAAAGAAAATTAAGAGAGCTTGCTTATAATTTTGACACCGATGGTTATGTTGCGCCAGACTTAACAATTTTATCAGATCACATAACAGAAAGTGGAGTAGTTCAAATGGATTACCAACAAGAACCATATTCTGTTGTATGGGCTGCAAGAACAGATGGCGTGTTATCGGGTTTAACTTATAATAGATTAGAAAATGTTGTCGCCTGGCATCGTCACATTATAGCTGGAAAAACTGATACAACTAAAAATATTATTCAACAAAAAATTTCTTTTACTTCTAATGCAACAATAGTTAGCGTAGCTAACAACACCATCACTTTATCTTCTCATGGTTTATCAACTGGAGATCCCGTTTATTATAACGCTGCATCTAATGTTATTGGTGGTTTAAATATTTCAAGTTTGTATTACACAATTAGAACGGATGCGAACACAATTAAA